CTCCTAAAAATATAGATGTTTGACTTCTATATTTTTAGGAGTTCCTGCATCTTCTTTTTTACCTCCGTAAATATATTTTATTTTGTATACTGAAGGAACTCCTAAAAATATAGAAGTCAAACATCTATATTTTTAGGAGTTCCTTCAGTATATAAAATAAAATATATTTACGGAGGTAAAAAAGAAGATGCAGGTAAGGAGCATCCATTCTTAAATAAAATTAAACCTTGTGCCTTAACTACATTAAATGTCAACTATACACCAGATGGAAGTTATATGACTTACAATCCCAATCCTACAAAAGCTGAAGGAGGAGGTTCAATGACATCATATACTGTTGATATGCAATTTGATGAATTAGAACCAATTTACAATGAAGATATTAATAATATAAATGAAGATACAATGGGATACTAAAAATGACAAAACCTTATTTCAGACAAGTTCCTAACTTCCAATACATTAATAGATCTCCAAAAGATCAAAGTATATCTGATTATTCAGAAGTAAAAAATCTTTTCAAAAGAGCAAAACTTCGTGACGATATTTTTTCAAATTTAACTTTCTTTACCAAATATTCTATTATTGGTGACGAAAGACCGGATAATGTTGCAGATAAAATTTATGGCGATTCAACACTTGATTGGGTTATTTTACTTTCAAATAATATTATTAATGTCCAAACAGAATGGCCACTAACCCAACAATCATTCTATAATTTCTTAATTGATAAGTATGATTCTGAAGAAAATTTAAATCAAGTTCATCATTATGAAACTATTGAAGTAAAAAATAATTTAGGAGTGACAATTGTCCCTGCAGGATTAACCGTCGCACAAAACTATTCAGTTGAATATTTTGATTATTCTAACGATACTCAAATATCAACTACAAATATCACAACTGCAATAACAAATCATGTATATGAGACTAAAATTGAAGAGAAAAAAAGAAATATTTTTATATTAAAACCAGAATATTTAAATGTTATCTTCAATGATCTAGAAGATACTATGCAATACAAAAAAGGTGGAACTCAATATAAGAATTCCACCCTTAAGCGTGCTGATAATATTAGAATATATTACTGATCACTCTTCAGCAAGACGCTGAAAGTAACTTAGAGCATCTTCTTCATCTTCACTTGATGTGGACTTAGGAGTGATGTCTGAACCATTAAAACTACCTTCATAAGATGAAGTGGATTCAGTACGACGAGATCCAAAATCTGGTGCATATGAACCACGATCAGTATCTTCATCCATAACTTCTTCGTCAAGACGAGGAGGTGCAGACTTCTGACCCAGAACCATCTTCAGACGAGTTTCAAGTTGCTCGTAGGACTTGAACTGATCTGCACCAGTCAATGCAGTCAGCGAATACTGCTTCTTCCAGATTGCTTCCAGCGCATCATCATCGTCCAAAAGAGGAGTAGGACGATCAAACTCGGAAGAATCATAGTTCCAATAACCTGCAACTTTCTTCAGTTTCAGTTTAAAGTTAGCACCTTGCCAGAAGTCGAAAGGATTGATAGGAGTTTCATCTTCAAACTCAGGTTGCATTGCTTCCATGATTTTGTCGAAGATCTTCTTACCAAACTTATACAGGAAGACTTGTCCTTCGTTCTGAGGATTAGCAGCATCCTTCACAACATAGATGTTGGCATAGTAAGACAGTTTACGCTTCTGCTTACGGACAGTATCTTTGTCTGCATCGATACCACTGTTCCACAGTTCGCGGTTGTGCTCAGAAACAGGATCTTTCTGTCCCAGAGTAGTCAGGGAGTTCTCAATATACCATCCACCAGGTCCCTGGAAGGCATGGGAGTAAATCTTTGCCCAAGGCAGTTCTTCTGCATCAGGAGCAGGCAGGAAGCGGATTACAGCGTAACCATTACCAGTCTTATCCATTTCTGGTTTCCAAAGACGCTCATCAGAACCACTGGAAGTATTATTCATTTTTTCAACTTCCTTGACCAGTTTCTGGGTCAAGGAACCAATAGAAGATTGCTTTTTAAGATTCGCAAATGACATAGGATTTTTTAGATTAATTGGATTTGGTTTGTGTGTACTTCGTTATTCTACAGGTCAGAACCCGTTTCGTCAATCTTTTGACGCATTGCTTCAAGAATAGACTCCATGTTTTTAAAAACTTCTTTAATATCTACGTTGGTAGGAAGACCCATCATAGTAGCAGATTCTGTAATTTTCTGCTTCATTTGTTGTGCTTCTGGATCATCAGACAAACTCAGTCGAGTATAAAGAACTTGCTGCTTATTTAAAAGTCTTTCCAAAAGGGAAACATGAAAAAGTTTTTCTTCTTTTGTCATAGTAGAAAACTTAAAGACGTTTCTATAAACATCTTCTTGCAATTCACTAATTTCTGCCATTTCAGCACGAACAACTTCAGATTTAAAAAAACTCATCTTTCTCTTAATACAACACTCTTAAGAACTTTTTTGTAACGAAATACATCGATATTTAGGAACGGAGAATATTTCTTCATTCGTAAACTTACGGTTTCCCACACTGGGTCTTGGATATTTTTATCAAATTCTTGGCGATATCCAAGAATTTTATCTAAGATTACCATTGTTTCGATGGACGTATCACCACTTAAATAACTCTTTAAAATAAGTGGATGCCCTTTTTTAATTGAAAAGACATCATCAACCTTCTTGTCATCAAAGACTTTTTCTACCTCTTCCCTAAAAACATAAGAAAGAGACTGAGTTCTTTTTTTCCAAGAAGTATATCTATCTTCACCTTCACGAATCATCTCACCAATCCATAGTTTACTTGGATCAGTGCATGTGATGAAATTAGAAATAAAAAACTCTTCAACTTCTTTATTATTTTTGTTTCTTGCTAGTTTTTCAAACCAGAAACGATCTTTTCTTTTATAAAAAGACTGGACGGTCGCACGACTTTTACCACAATATTTGTGGTAATCATACTTGTCTTTTGTAAAATGATTTTTTAATGACAAGTAGCATTTATATGCATCAAAAGGCATCATTCCTCAAAGTGGTAGCTTCGCTCTAGAACTCCTCTTCAAAAAGTTTAGTTCCATTGCTTCATACTTAATTTTTTCTTTCAATGGTTTAGAAATCAGTTTAGGAACTGACTCCAATTCAATACTATTTTGCTCACAGAAATGAACAATAGCATCAATGTAATTCATCTCATTATTACGATGAACCAATTGCTCAATTTCTTGAGCAAACTTGGAGGGGCAGAAAAACTTTTTTTCTAGTTCCTTTTCTAGTTCATTCTCCATTCTCTGACCTAGTATTGTGATGTACAAATTCTTTAATATACCTAACTAGCAATTTAATATAGTCCCCTTTGTTACGTTTGTCAAATACTTTGACTTCGCCACCAGGAGTAACCATCAGAGTAATTAATTTTTTGACCGGAATACCAGTTAGTTCATAATAGGCAGAGGCATAAAACATTTCTTGAACAAAGTAGTTTTCTAACCACTTTTCTGGTTTAATTTTTTCAGATGTTTTAAAGTCAATAACTGCAAGTTCTCCTTCATATTCTGCAATGCAGTCAACTCTACCTGCCAATCCAAGAAACTCAGAATATAAAGTTCTTTCGATAGCATGTATGTTATTTATCTTGTCTAGATATGGCTTAGCATGATGAAACATAAACTGAGTAGCAGGGAGAAAGTTTTCCCAGTTTAGTTCTTTATTCTCAAGATATGCTTGTGCTGCTTCGTGGAAGTCTGTTCCGCGTGCAGTTGCTTTTTTTGTAATTCGATTTGCTTCTTCAATACCAACTCGCTTACGCCAGTCAATAAAGATCTGTCTATTATAGAAAGAAGTTACAGAAGTAATAGAAGGCACCCACTGCCTATCTGGAAGATTGTACAAGCGGATGCCATTTGTTTCTTTCTTATTCAGTTCAAGTTCACCTAAAAAATTATGATGAGTAAATGTCATAGATTTAGTTCTGCTTTTGCAACAAGATATTCTTTACAGAGTCCAGAACGTACAATATCTTCTACACCAAATTCAATAATTTCCATTGAAGGCATGACATTCAAGATTCGCATAAAGTCAACAATACCATTCTTTTCATTAGTTTTCACAAGGTCAGTCTGGGTTGCATCACCACAGAACATAATCTTAGAGTTTTCACCAACACGAGTAATAATGGAATCAAGTTCATGGAAATTGAGGTTTTGGAACTCATCTACAATAATAATAGCATTATCAAGTGTAGTTCCACGAATGAATGAAGTAGACCAAAAACCAATAGTTCCTTGAGTTTTCAAGTTACCATACAACATTTCAAATGCTGAGTCATCAGGCATTTCAAACATATACTTTACCATATTCTTGTAGGGAATTTGGTAAAGTGAAGACTTGTCTTCATGGTCTCCAGGAAGAAAACCAATTTCGCGTGTAGCGACCAAAGACCTAACAATATAAATTTTTTCATATGGAGAACGCTCATCAAGAACATCTTGAAGTGCATTATAAAGAGTAATGAAAGTTTTACCAGTGCCCGCAGCACCGTAAGCAACAATATTCTGGTCTTTCTTATATGCGTTAAACAAAGTTTCTTGATTGTCTGTAAGAGGATCAACTGTCCTCATCAGATCAAGATTAATTGGTTTCTTGCGTTTCATTTGCTTGTTACTCATTCCAAATGGAACTGGATTTGTAGTCTTTTTTCTAGGCATTTATTAAATTCAAACAGGTTTTACTCGTGATCCAGGTGCTTTAGATGCTTTGCGCAAAACATCATTCCATCCAGGGTGGGACTTTTTCAGTTTATCATAAACTTCACCAATTTCACCACTTGCAGGTGCAGTGGATGGATCGGACCAATCTCTTTGCCATTCAGGGTTATCTTCTAACCATTGAGGCCAATCATGAACACTGAGTTTAACCTCTTTTTGTTCACCAGTTTCTTTATTAACTACAGGATATGTTGCCAAAATTTTCACCTCCTAATATCAACTCATACAGTATTTAGTTTGTCCACTCCATTGCTTCAGCAACAGCAGGAAACTGTTCGATAAAGATTTTCTTTGCGCCCAGTGCAATATCCATGTGCTCTTTCTGAGTGCCATTAGCAGATCTTAGATCTATGTAATGAATCCATGACCGAACTGATCCTGTCATATACATTTTTGTGGGTACGCATAAAGGAAGCACCATTCGGGCACATTCCTTTGCCACGCCACGTCCCAGCATTTGCTTGTACAGAGCCATGGAAGAATCAAACAGAGTTTGCATCTGAAGTTCCATGGTCTGAACATCAAAAGGATCTAGATCATCAATAGAGTTCTGACGATTCTTCTCATCCTGACGACGTAGTGCAGGTAGAGGAATCTTATCAAAACCTAGCAAAGATGAATCTGCATATCGTTGTGAAAATTCTTGATATGTGAACTAACGATGGCGAAGCACTTGAGCTGCAATAGCCCTGGTAGTATTGATCTCTAGAGTCATGAATGCTTGTTCAAAGATACTCCAGTGCTGGTGCTTCACACAATACTTAAGAAGTCCAGAAAACTTTTCATTGTCCTGATTGTTTGGATTAGACACACGAGCACAATAGGCCATGTGTTTCTCTGCATCAGGAGTAACACTAATCAGTTTAACATTTTGGTTCATATTTTCAGTTGTATTCATCTAAATCACTGTCCTCAAAAATTTCATCGTAATCTGCAAGTTGGGGTAGTATTTCTTCGTAATTCATCTTATACGAATCTACATCAGAATAAACCTCTGACTTTAGACATTCTACCAGAGACTCTAGGTTTTTGACAATAAGCTTAAGTTTTTCCTTATCCATCATTTTAGATGCCAATAGATCTAATTTTACACAAAAAAAGAGGGGTAGTCAACCCCTCTTTTCCAAACTATCGTAAAATCCTCCGACAAATTCGTTTACATGTTGACTGATCATCATCACATTCAATTAAGCAATTATAATAGTCGTTAATAAGATCAGATTCTTCCATACTTCTATCTAAAGTGTTTTCCAATCTCATAACACTTTGCTTCCATCCTGCTAATTGATTATGCGATAATATGTTATGCATAATAACCTCCAATAGTTTTCTTGATCATAATAAAAATTCGACTTTCAGTTCACTTTGTTTACCTCTCAATTCTATCACTATATATTAGTTTTGTGTGTAAAATGATACAGTTAGGAAACAAAAATTTATGCCTACAAATTTATACCCATAAAAAAAGAGGTTGTTAACCTCTTTTAATTAGTAAGATTTAATTAAATATGATAGTCATAAATGCATTACAAGATGAGAACATAATTTTCCGTTACTTGTAATGTTTCATAACATCACTTGACATATGTATGTCCGCGATAGCAGAAAGTACCATGAGTTTGGTCTTCACTTTGCTTGCACTCATACTGAACACCACGATAGGATGTCATATGAATTTGTGCATCGTGAAGTGCAGATGCTTTCTCGATCTGCTTTTTGATCATGTTAAGTGTGTTCATTGTAGGTCTCCTAAAGAAATGAGTTAATTAAAACCCGTTCCTTCAGTCGTTTGCGTCCCATTCACAGTGA